ATTATTTATTTTACTTATTAAATTATTATTAAAATTATTCATATTATTTGAATAATAATTTAATTGACTATTCTTTTCTTTTAAATCTAATATTTCTCGGTTCTTTTTATTTAAAAGTTCATTTGATATTCTATTTAATTCTATTATATTTTCTTTTAATATTTTATTATTTTTATAATAATCATTCTGTTTTTGTAATAAACGATCATATAAATATAATTTTAATTCTAGTAATTCTAACTTTCTTTTATATACTGAACTACCATCTTTATAATTTCTTAATTTTAAAATTTTAGATATCTCGTTTAAACTAACTTTATATTGAAGATTTTCTTTTCTCAATTTTGAAATAATATCTACTAATATCTTTTTATCATCTATCTTATCTATTTCAATATCATCAATATTGTTATTCATCTTTTTAAATAATTTGATACTACATATTATATTAAATTTCAATTTTTATTTTTATTATTATGATTGATACATTAAAAATACTTAAAATTTTAATATCTATAAATAATTATATGGAAAATATTGAAAATATGTTTATACCAACTTATACTAAATCTAATTTGGAATATTTTAAAGAAATTAACATTGATAGTATAGATAATATAGATAATTTACCAAAATTAAATGATATAGAAAAATCTGATAAAAATAAATCTACTAAATCTAATAAAAATGATAAATCTAATAAATTAAAAAAAAGTGATGAAAATATTTATAAAAATAATACAGATATAATACCGCTTATTACTAATACTAATATTAATACTAAGACTGATATTAATATTAATACTAAGACTGATATTAATATTAATACTAAGACTGATATTAATACTAATATTAATAAAAACAATAAATCTAATATAGATGTTAATATATTAGATCCACTTTCTGTTATAATAAAACTAGCAATAATTAGTAATAAACCAATTGGAACAAAATTATTTATTAAAAATAATGTAATTCATTTACAAGAACCTGGTATTTTTCAAGCATTTTGTAGATATATATATAAAACAAATAAAGAAGATTTACAATATTTATATAATCCTATACAATTTGCTTGTAAAAATTTTCTTAATAATGATTATCGCAAAAAAAATCCTAAAATAGTTGATTTATTTATTTGCGCTCAAAGAGGAATTTTGCAACTAATTGAAACTTATAAAAATAATTCTGTTATTAAATTATGTCTTAATTATTATCATACTCTTATCGAAAATTATGTAAAAGAAAGATATATTTCTATTTTTCGTGATGACGAATATACAATTTTATATAAATTAAGTCTTCTTATTAAATTAAATGAAATGTGGACAAGTGAAAAAATTAAAATTGTTCTAGATATGATTTGTTTCCTTAATGATGATGTTATGGCTAACGATAATGTTAAATCTCTGGATATATTTATACAAAATATTGATAAAAATTTACAAAATATTTTATATTCATTTGATAACTAATTTTACACCCTTGAATTTAATTTTTAATTTTATATTTTTATAAAAAATTAAAAATATATTAAGTAAATAAAAATAACATAAATCGAATAATCATAATAATTAAAATAAATAGCATAAAGCATTTGAAAATAATAGTTATAATAATTGTTAATATAATATTAATACTACTTACAAATTGTATTATTAAATTAAGTAAATTTTTATAAAATTTTAAAAATAAACTTCTATTTTCTTCTTTTAATATATTTATTAATTTTTTATTATCTATTATTAATTTATCAAATAAAATATGTGTCGTACCTCTTTTTATTATTTTATGTTCATCGTTACAATATATTTTTCCATTAATTGATGTATAATAATATTCATCATTTACATTTCGTAATAAATACATTTTATCTAATAGTTTAGTATCTTTTGTAATATTATTAATTAATAATATTTCTATTTTATGAACGCATTCATTTATTTCATATAAATCACTGTCATCAACTAATATTTTTATATTATAATAACCAATATTTACTAACTCTCTAAACATATTAAAATTATTATTTTCAAGTTCTTTTATACATTTTTTATATAATATTTTATATAAATCAGTCATACCTAATTTTCCATTTATTTCATGCTGATGTAATATTTTTATCATATTTATATTATAAATAATTTAATATGTAATTTTTATATATTATTTCAATATTTTATATTTTATATAAAATTATTTATTATATTTCTTTTTTACTAATTCTATATATTTATTTTTATTGTTTATATCCAGACTTGACCAAAAATTTGCAAAATTATTTCGCATCATTTCTAATCTAGATATAGTATAATAACTATATTCTTCATTGTAAAAATCTTTTATAAATTCATCTTCTTCTACATTTAATGCATAATTTATAAAATTATTATAACATAATAGTTCTTCGTTCATTTTTAGTGAAATATTAATATTTAATTCTTTTAATTATAATTATTTCAATTTTTTATTTTAATTTTTAATTTCATTTAATATTTACTAATAAATCAATTAAAATTGAAATTTATATTAGCTATTTACTTATATATATCATATCTATATAATATTTAATTAAATTATTATAATTTACTAAATCATGAATTATGAATTATTAACTATTAAAAATAATTTGACTTTACATGATCTAATAAATTTTTGGTTTACTAATCCTAAAATTTGGTTTAATTCTACTTCAGATGATGATATATTTATTAAAAATATGTTTGCTCATTTATTAACATCTTCTAAAATTATTAATAATAATCCATCTAATAAAATTATTTTAGCAAAAATTATTTTATATGATCAAATTTCTAGGCATATTTATAGAAATAATAAAGAAAATATTAAAGAGTATGATATTTTAGCTTATAAATATTCATTAATGATATTACCTGTAATTGATAATTTTACACCTGAAGAAAGATGTTTTATTTTGATGCCTCTTAGACATACTTTTGAACAAACAAATCTTGAAATTTGTTTAGATTATATTACAAATTGGATGAATAATGAAAATAATAATATTTCTATTTATAAACGTTTTTATCAAGCAACTATTGCTGCTTTAGTAAATGTTAAAAATAATAACTCGACATTATATCAAGATAATATTCAAATTATTCAAGATCACATTTATGATATTAATTCATCTAAATTAAATATAAGTTATATTCCAGATATTATAAATATTAAAATTCATAAATTATATAAAGAATTTTGTAAACATGTTGAACATATTAAAGATAATATTATTATTTCATTATCTGGTGGAGTTGATTCAATGGTTTGTTCCTTATTACTATATATATATTGTATTAATAAGAAGATTAAAATCTATGCAGTTTGTATCAATTATACAAATAGATATGATCAATATTATGAAATTGAAATGATTTATAAATGGACAAAAATATTAGGAATTGAATTTCATGTAAGAGAAATTAATGAAATACAAAGAGAAACATGTCCTGATAGAGAATTTTATGAAAAAATAACAAAAAATATTAGATTTTCAATTTATAAAAAATTTAAAGCACCAGTAATTCTAGGTCATAATAAAGATGATTGTATTGAAAATATTTTTTCAAATATTACTAAAAAGAAAAATTATAATAATTTATTTGGAATGTCTTATCAAATGATTGAACTAGATGTTGAAATTATTAGACCATTGTTAGATATTTCTAAATCTGAAATTTTTCAATTTGCTAAACAATTTAATATACCTTATACATACGATTCTACACCTAAATGGTCAGATAGAGCTAAAATGAGAGATATATTATTACCACAAATTAATAATTTCAATCCACTAATATTAGATGGATTAATTGAATTAAGCAATAATTTTAAACAAATTTATTCTGTTTATAATAATTGTATTCCAAATATTATTTATGAAAACAATAAATGTATTATAGAAAATAAAAATATTTTCTTCTTTGATTATTGGAAAAATATTTTTAATAAAATTTCTACTCATTATAATTTACCTTTTATTAAAAATAAATCAGTTAAATATTTTATTGATAATATAAATTTAGGTAATAAATTAACTCTTAGTAAATATAATATTGCTCATATTTATTATGATAATATTATTATTCATATAAGTAATACAAATAATAAATAAATTTTTATATTTATTCTACTACATATGGGACTGGCTTTCCATTTTGATCAACTTCTATTCCAAATCTTATACATACCACTTCATTATTTTTTTCACCAAGTGTGTTATTATTTATTGAAATTATTTCAACTAATGGTATCCAAAATGAAAAAAATTGCATTGTTATTGTTATTTCATCAAATAATGTTACTGTTCGTTGCATTAAACTCCATCTAATTTGTGTTGACCTTAAAACTTCTGGAAAATTTGCAATAGTTAATGCTAAATCAATTGGTGCATTATTTTGATCACTGGTGTATAATAATGAATCATAAAATAATTGACCTGTTGAAAAAAATAAACTCATTCTAATTTTATATTGTTTGTGTTTATGTTTGAATAAATTAAATTCAGAAAAAACTTGATCTATAGCATATGCTCTATCTAAAACTTCATTATTTAATTTTGGAGGTGCTTCAATTATTTTTTTTAAATTATTATATCCTATTAAATTAAAATAACTTTTAATTAATTCTGGTATTTCTACACAACCTGAAAATACAAGTGTATCGTCGGCTAATTCATACTTGTATATTTCTTTTTTTAATAACTTTAATAATTTTCGATTTTCTAAACATTTGTTTTCTTCACATTTTTTTTTATCTCTACTGTGTTTTGATGTATTAGATGACGTCATGTTATTATATAATTACATATATAATTTATTATTATTAACATATAAAAATTGAATATTATTTCTAATATATTAAATTATTATTTAATATATTTATATTATTATAAAAAATGGAACTATTATACGCAGATAATGAAATGATTATGTATTACAGTAGCAATAGTATAGATAATTCAGAAACATTTGATTATCATAATACTAATTATCCTGTTAAAGATATTTATAACCTATTTAAATATAATATGGTCGAAGAACTAAATAAAGTTAAAGAAACTAATGGACAAACTAGTGAACAAGCTGATGAACAAACTAATGAAAAAAATATTAAACAAACAGATGAACAAGTAAATGATGAAACTATTAAACAATCTGATGAACAAACTAGTGAACAAGTAATTAAACAAATTAATGAGCAAAACATTGATAGTTATAGTGAACGTGATAATGAAACTCAAGAATATAATGAAAAAAATGATGAAGAATATAATGATGAAAATGATGAAGAATATAATGATGAAAATGATGAAGAATACAATGAAGAAATTGATATATATAGTGACGAAAATTATGAAAATAATAATTTACATGTAATAGAAACAATTAATATCGATTATATCGAGAATGATATTAAAGTTAATTATAATTTTAAAAACATAACTGATTATCATATAATATCTGAAACAAATATTAAGATGAATTTTAATGATTTTTTAGAAGGATATAATAAATCAGATATTAATAATATAATTTCAGAAAATACTATTAATTTAAAAAAAAAAATATTAGATGATAATTTTTTAAATGATAATTTAACATTTAATAATTTCATTCATAAAAATTTATTAGATATTAATTTTGATAAGAATAAATTATTATATACATCTTTTTATTTTAACGCTTTGTTTCATCTAATTGTAACATTTGCATCATTTATTATTATATTTAAATTTTTTACTGAAAAACAAATTAGTAAACAAGCTAATAAAAATAAATAATAAATAATAAAAAACAGATAATAAATTATTAATATATTTTTATATAAAACTATAATATGAAGAAATGAAATTAAATATTAAAAATAAAAAAATTCTATTTCTTGGTTATGGTGCTGTTGCAAAATGTGTTTTAAACTATTTAGATACTTATTTTACTTATGATATTAATAAAATTTTTGTAGTTGATAAATGTAAATTAGCATTTTATGGACCACTTATTGATAAAATTAATAAAAATAATAAAATTGTATTAAAAGTAGATATATTGACATTTGAAAATTTAATTAAACAAATTAATTTACAAGAAGGTGATATTATAATTGATTTGACATTTTTTTCAAATACATATTATTTTGTACAACAATCTTTACTAAAAGGTTTTAATTATATAAATACCAGTATAGAAGATGATACTGATCAATTATTTGGTAGTTCAATAGATTTACAGCAAAAAACTATTGCTAATATATATGCAAACTTTACTAAATATAATAAAATAAAATCAAATGTTTTAACAGAATTTGGTCAAAATCCAGGTTTGATTCAGCATTATATTTTATATGCTCTTAATCATCTCAATAAACTTAAAAATAATACTACTAAAGATGATTACAGTATTTCTACACTTAATAAAGTTATTGATAATTATAAAATTGGTACCATTTTTGTATCTGAAATTGATAATATTTTGAAAAAAAATGATTCTAAGATTCATGCTAAAGATAATACTGTTTATAATACTTGGAGTGTTGCTGGATTATTAGGAGAAGGTTATGATAAAACAGAATTTGCTTCTGGTAAAAATAATAAATATATTAAACCATTTATTCCAAATAATATAATAGATATTAATAAAATGAAAATTATTGCTAATAATGATTATGATGTTTATTTTTTAAATGAAATTGGTATGAATACATATATTAATTCAGTGTGTCCTATTATAAATGATGATAATAAAATTATTTTTAAAAAATATAAAGGCATGATGATTCATCATGGAGAAGTTTTTGAATTAGCTAAATTATTTGGTAAAAATGCTCCATTTATGTCATATGTTTATCATATTAATAAATATGCAAATTTATCTATTCGAAAATTTATGAAAAATAATAAATCTGTAGATGAAACAGATATTCAGCAATGGATTATCAATAATTGTAAAAGTTTTCATGTTTTTGATAATATTAATAAAAAAAATAGTGATAAACTTATTGGCCATGACACAATTGGGTGCACTATTTATTGTGGTAATAAAACTATTGAAAATATTTATTGGTGTGGAACTATTTTAAGTGATACTGATAAAATTGTAAATCCAGCATTTACACCTACAATTGTACAAGTTGCTGCTGGTGTTTTAAGTGGTTTATCTTATATATTAGAACCCAAAAATAAAAAGAAAGGATTGCTTAACCCTTGCGATCTTGATACTAAATATATACTTGAAAAATCTATACCATTATTGGGTAAATTCTTCTTTACTGAAATACCTATTTCTAAATTTGATAAAAAATTTGATATTAATATCAAAAATAATGATTTTTAATTTTACACTCTTTAGAATTTTTTTGTAATATATAATATATAAATTATAATATATAATAAAAATTATATGAGTCATATTGGATTTATTATATTAAGACATGTAAATAATGAATTAACTAATAAATATTGGATTAATTGTTATAATTGTATTAGAAAATTTTATCCTGAAAATAATATACTTATTATAGATGATAATAGCAATTATAATTTTATAACAGATGAATATCTATATAAAACTACTATTATTAATAGTGAATATCCTAAAAGAGGAGAATTATTGCCATATTATTATTATCTACATAATAAATTATTTGATGTTGCTGTAATTATTCATGATTCAGTATTTATTAATAAATATATAGATTTTAATGTAAATAAATATAAATTTATATGGGAATTTGAACATGTTTGCGATCAAATAGAAGATGAATTACCTATGATAAAATTATTTAAAGATGAAAAATTAACTAATTTTTATAATAATAAAAATTTATGGAAAGGCTGTTTCGGTGGTATGAGTGTTATTAAACATAATTATTTAAAAGAAATAAATGATAAATATGATATTAGTATCTTGTTAAATCATATATTAACAAGATATAATAGAATGTCTTTTGAAAGAGTAGTTGCTTGTTTGTTACAAATAAATGAAAAAAATGAATCATTATTAGGAAATATACATGCATATTGTAAATGGGGTATTTTATATAATGAAAAAGATAATTATAAACATTTAAAATTAATTAAAGTTTGGACTGGTAGATAAAATTTTTAATTATTCTTAATTTTTTTTGTTTCTTTTATTATTTCTATACATATAAGATATCCCCAATAAAATTGTAAATATGATAATATTATATCAGCTAATAATATTGTTGTTGTATATATAAAATATTTTGAAAATAATATTTTATTTTCTTCTATAATTATTTTAATCACATTATAATTATAATATTGAAATATTAATATTCTTGTTATAAAAAACGATATTGCAAATAATATATTAATTATCATATTAAATTTTTTGTTTTCTATTATTGATTTTTCATATTTTCCATAATCAATTATAGATAAAAATATATTTGATATCTCTATGATTCCAAAATATATTATTATAAAATATTGTAAATATCTATCTAATGCAATTAAACCTGATATTATTACAAATATATGATGTATTATGTAATTTATTGAATACAAATCCTTGTTAATCATCATTATTATTATATTATAACATTGATATACCATCATTGGTACTATTAAATGATTTATTATATTCTCATTCTCCTTAAATATATAATCCTTATTTGCTATTAATTCACCGTTTCCTATATATAATATAATACCATTTACACTTAAATATGTAACACATAATAATGATGATAATATGTGTGATACTATCGTTGTTTCTTTGTTATTATTTATACTTATCTTTTGATACAAATTATATCTATTAAAAATATTTATTAATGTATAATATATTAATGGTATTATACTTAACCATATAATACATACATTTGTTGTAATATTATTTAAAAACATTCTAATTAATATTATTTTATCTTCTATTTATTTTTATGTTATTTAATTTTATTTTTAATTTTAATTTTTTAATGAGTTTTTATTATAAAATTATAATAAAATAAGATAATATAAATGAAATATATTATTTTATGCGGAGGTACTGGTAAAAGATTTAATAATTATTCTTTACCCAAGCCATTAAATTATGTATTTGGAAAACATATGATTGAATATATTATTGAAAGTATTCCATCTAATGATATTTATATTATTTATAATATGTTTTTAGAACAATATAACTTTGAAGAAATTATTTTAAATTTGTTTAAAAATAAAAAAATTTACTTTTCAAAAATAGATTATTTAACAAGAGGTGCTGTTGAATCTGCATATATTGGTATTCAAAATTTTAATTTAAATTTTAAAAATGATCCAATTGTCTTTTTAGATAATGATAACTTACATATATTACCTAATTTAAATAATATTACAACTAACTTTATCGGATATGGTAAAGATTTCGAAAAAACAAATTACTCATTTATTACAATTAAAAATAATAATGTCGTTAATATTGAAGAAAAAGTTAAAATTTCTAATGATTATTGTTGCGGAATTTATGGATTTTCTAATGTTAATACATTTAATAAATATGCAAGACAACTATTTGAATTAAATTTTAAAACTAAAAATGAATTCTATTTTTCACAACTTTATAAAATTTTAATTAATAGTTCTGAACGTGAAATAATTTTACCAGTATTAATTGAAGAAACTAAACATATCGGATCTTATAATGAAATTATTAATAATAACTCTAATTATACTAAAAAAAAATTAAGAATTTGTTTTGATCTTGATAATACTCTCGTAACTTTTCCTTCTATACCAGATGATTATACTTCAGTTAAACCTATTTTTAGAAATATTAATTTATTACATAAACTAAAAAATTTAGGACATGAGATTATTATTTATACTGCTAGAAGAATGAAAACACATAATAATAATATTGGTAAAGTTATAAAAGATATTGCTGTAACAACTATTAATACATTAGAAGAATTTGATATTTGTTATGATGAACTAATTTTTGGAAAACCACTTGCTGATATTTACATTGATGATAAAGCATTAAATCCATATATTAATGAAATATCATTATTTGGTATTTTTAATGATAATGACGAATATATTTATAATAAAGTTTCAAATAATAAATATAATTCTATAAAAAAAAATAAAGAATTAATTATTAAAGAAGGACCATATATTTTTATGAAAGGAGAACTTTATTTTTATCAAAATATACCAGATGAATTACAATTATATTTTCCTAAATTACATAACTTTAATAAAATAGACAATAATTTAACAATTTCTATAGATCATATTGATGGTATTCCATTGTTTTATTTATATAAAAATAAATTAATAACTAATAAAATGATAAATCAATTATTCGATATTCTAGATAAAATTCATACTACTAATTATAATATAACAATTACTAGTGATAATATATATAATAATTATTTTGAAAAAATTAAAAATAGATTTAATAAAAATGATTATTATTTTGAAGACGCTGATCAAATTTATGAAATTATTATTAACAAGTTGCAGAAAAATTATTCTCCACAAATTGTCGGTATCATTCATGGTGATTTCTGGTTTTCTAACATTATTATCGAATATAATGATAATTATAAATTTATTGATATGAAGGGACAAGTTGATAATATACTCACTCTAAATGGAGATATATATTATGATTATGGAAAATTATATCAAAGCATTCTCGGATATGATCTTATATTAAATAATTGTCCTATTGACTCTGAATATATTTCTTTAACCGAAAAATATTTTATTGATAAATGTATTCAAAAAAATTTAAATATTGAATATCTTAAAAGTGTTACACTAGCTTTGATATTTGGAACATTCCATTTTATAGAAGATTATGATTCTAAAAATAGAATATGGAATTTCTTGAAAAATATTTTATAATCTTGTTGAAAATATTATAATTAAAATATACTTAAACAATTATTGAATATCATTATCTAATAATTAATAAATATACAATAAAAATTTTTATTAATTATTCCATTATTTTATTATTTTATTATTTGATTATTTTATTATTTTATTATTTGATTATTTAATTTTATTTTGTTATAAATATTAGAAAGTTATGGTTAATTCTATCACTTATTATATTTATATAAATAGATTTTTAAAATCTATTTTGTCTGAAATATATAAATATATATATTTTATTAATAAATTTGAATTATAATTTATTTATAATTTTTTGTTATTATTTTTAATAACAAATTTTATTTAAGATTGTATATATATAAATATCAGAATATAATCATGTATCAACTACCTATAGAAATTCAACAACTTATTTATAGTTTTGATATAACTTACTATGAAAAAT